TCAGTACACGAGGACAACTGGCTATTCGGTCAATGATGGATCAGGCGACCTTCTATGGGAGGACATAGGTCCCGCAAACATCGAGCGTTATGACATCCGGACATCTGCGCGACAGGGCTGGATACGCAAAGCATCGAGCATCACGCACCTCATCGATGTGAAGGACGGACAGGTTGATGCGAAGATGGCCGTGCTCCGCGAGCATTGTCTCGACCAGGCGAAGCGCTTCTCACCGATGGTGTTCGTATGATCCCGGCAGCTTATTCCAACGCGCTCAAGAACGCGATCCAGGCGTATTCCTACGCGGACCGTGTCGCGATCTGGCGGACCGTCAATGCGGCGGATGGCATCGGTGGCGTGTCACAGCACTGGATACAGGTCGCTGAGATCCGTGGAACCATAAGCAACACCGGCGATACCGAAGGCGTGGTCGGTGGCATGATCGAACAGTCTGGCACATGGACCCTGACGTGCTCGCCTGACATCGAGGTCAAGGCCGATGACAGGATATACACCAGCGGGAATCCGCAGAACCTCGCGCCATACTACGAGGTGATCGGATCAGACTACGGCCACACGAACGCAGTCAGTCAAACCATCGGACTTCGCGCCAGGACAAACGGGTAGCGCACGCAACAGCACGCAAAACCGCACGCAACCGCACGTATATCCACTGCGTGGTGGTACGCATCGACTCCATCGCACCATGATATGAGTACAGATATTGGTGGGGTGAGTCTATGAGTGTAGAGATGTGGGTCCAGATTGGCATACAGGCGTTTATCACGACCGTGAGCATTGGTGCCGCATGGGTCGCACTCATGGTCAGGCTGACGCGCCTGGAGACTCAGGTCGCATACATCATCACAACGCTTGATGGCCAGCAGCAGGAAGTGCGCCGCATCGAGCAACGACTCGGCAAGTTAGAAAACAAAGTGTCCGCTTTGGAGGCAATAATAAACCGATGAACAGCATCAGTATCAAAAGACTCGTAGTCGTTGTGATCGTGGCTTTTACAGCTGCATTTACCTCGGTTTTCGGTGATGGCGTTCGCACAAGCGAAGCCAAGGACATTACCGAGCTGGGCGCAGTGTTGGCACTCTACGGTAGCAAGGCGGTAGCGGCGGGTGTCTCCGCTTCGGTGAGCAGTGTGCTGGCGTTCCTTACGATGCCGTTCAAGGGTGTAGGGGTAAATGCTTTGAAGGTGGGCAAATGAACCTGCAAAACTTCTACATACAAAAAGAACCAGCACCGTCTACCGACTGGCTGGTCTTTGGTGATATCGAAGATGACAACGGGCAACCGTTGGGAACGTTTGGTGTCGATGGGACATCGGTCAATGTCTGGTGGGTTCAGCAGGATGAACAGTTTCAATATAGCATCGTGCAACAGTTCGCAGTGATTATGGCTCAACAGATAATCAGTGGAGATGCCGAGTAATGGCTACTTATTACGTCCGTACAGATGGAAGCGATTCTAACGCTGGGACTGGCCCTGCTACAAATCAAGCGTGGCAAACTATAACCAAGGCTATCGGTGCGACCGGTATTGCTCCCGGCGACACTTTGTATATCGCTCCCGGTGTTTATCGTGGAGCGTTTACTGCTGCGTTTACAAGCCCATCAAGTGAGGGACAACGTATCACAATTGCCGGTAACCCAACCGCATCACAGTTTAGTGGTGTTACTCCGGGGCCTGTTATCATTACAAATTTCACAGACGCAACTACAGCATCCGGTGTCACGTTTACTTGTGCAACACGTAATTTTGTAACATTGCAAGACTTGTATTTTGTAGGTTACAGAGCAGGTGGTGGCCCAACATTTGGAACTATCATAGCAAGTAACGGGATATATCAAATAATTCGTCGTTGTGGATTTTATTCGCCTTCACAATCAACCGATACATTTGCTTATTATTTTGAAGTACCAAATGGTAGTCGTGGGCCAACCATTGAAGATTGTGTTTTTGTGGGACACGTTGGGGTTTGTCAATTAGCCAATACCGGAAGTTCATATAACTCACAAACACTTATAAGAAACAATATATTTATAAACGTTTCGACTGGTTCATTGACACAACAGTGTCTGAGAATCGATGCTAACGGAACATCACAAAGTTTTGGTGGTGTAAGTGTAATAAACAACCGATTTATAGGACCAGTTGGCATAAGGCCTTATGCAACTTTTAGGGTCAATACAACTTTCCCTGTTGTTGTTCAAAACTGCATCTTTGATACAACAATTGGTATCTCATCAAATGCAACTGGTGACTTTGTTGAATCTTATAATATTTTTAATGGAACCACTGAACGCCAAAATGTAGCCACTGGTACAGGGTCTCTTGGACGTGCATTTGTTAGCCCAGACTTTACATTGTCTCGTGTATCCGGTTGGGGAAACCTGCCATTCTGGAGCAACCATTTCGCGTCGGCATCGCAGAATGCCGGTATCAATACCAACTCAGACACTACCGACTTTTACGGTGTGACTTGGTTGGCTCCATCAACACCAACAATCGGGCCTATTGAATACTTCAGCAACACTGCTATAGGTGCTTATCTTCCAACTGAGCGCAATGCTTCGGCCATCACAATCGCACCAGCAAGCACATCACAAAGCATCGAGCTCTACCTCGGTGCTACAGGCTTGACCTTTGCAACCTCCGGTCTAGCGGCCTACTACGTTAGGAACCAAGCGGCTCCGGTGGCTATCACGCTGGTCACGCAGACACCTACAGGCGCGTGGTCATCTGGTGGCTTTGCTGAGATTGATTCTAGCCTTGTGCCGGGCGTGTATCGGCTTGATGTGCCTAACGCCGCACTTATCGCTGGTGCATCTGATGTCACGATTGTGGTTAGAGGTGCAAGCGGTACTAACGGCGCGGTGCTGACAGTCATGCTTATAAACGAACCGACTGACGCGGTGCTGGTACGTATGGGGCCTTTTCAGGTTCTAGCTGATGGCCTTGGGGCATCTGATCCGCTCGACATCCAGACCGGCGCACAGCACGGCATCGATATCCAGTGTGTAGACAGTAACGGTAGCGGCATCGACATTACCTCAGCCACTGTTACGGCTAAGGTCTACAACTCCGGTGGTACCTTGGTAGACACTTACTCTTGTACGGCAACCTATGCAGCTGATGGCAGGGCAACCTTTACCATTGACACGACGGTGACCGCAACGTCTGGCACGTACACTGTGACTGTGACCAGGACAACCGGAGCAACCGACACGCAGATCTTTGGACCGCTACGACTTTATGTGAGGCCAGTATGAGTGTGAATATCCTTCAGATAACCGAAGATCCGGAACAGGTCACGCAGATCGCGGCCTGGACCGGAGATTGGCACACGTACGTGGTGCGCCTGGTCGATGACAACGGCTCACCGATTGACATCACGACAGGCACTCTCGCGGCGACATATACGAATGCGGCCACAGGCGTCGCGTATAGCTTCGTGACAGGAACAGCCACACTCACGAAGTCTCTGTCCTCACAGGGCATTGTGACGATCCTGAACCCCGCTGCCTATCCAACAGCAGCTGTGATTCGCTTGACTTTGTCCTTCACCGTGTCGACTACCGTGCGCCGCTTCGGTCCACTGCTCATCGAGGTCCTAGCACCGTGACCGTCAAGGTCGACCTGTCCGGCTTCGATGACGCGGAGGAGCGTTTTCGCATGCTGGCTGTTTTTCTCCAGAATGCGGTGAGCGCTTCGTACACTGGCATGATTGCACTGATGACTGGACCGAAGTCAGGACGACGCTACAAGCTGCCAGGAACACAAACGATGTATCAAGCATCCGCGCCAGGACAAGCACCGGCTGTGGCTACTGGTAATCTTCGGACATCGATCACGATCGGCAAGGTCAACGACTACGAGTACATCATCAGCATCTCGGCGCCTTATGGCAAGATACTCGAGTTCAAGAAGAATCGACCGTTCGCGATACCAGCATCGACGAAGGCATGGAATGTTTTCACAGGCGTGGTGAGGAAGTACTTTAATGGTTGAATCCTTAGTCGTGGATGAGTGGATCTATGACACTCTCACAGCTGACGCTACGCTCCAGGGACTGCTGGCGGTCGATAACAGATCGCCATCGTACCAGCAGGGCATATACCTGTATCTCGCTCCTGAAAAGGACCCGATCAGCCTACGACAGCCACAGGTGCCATACATCGTGGTACGTCACACTGATGCTGGCCAGGCTGACACGACATCGATGTGTGGTGGCCGCATAGTGACCACATCAAGCCATCAGGTGTGGTGCTGGGACACGCAGTCTGGTGCTGTCTCGATGGCGCGCATCAAGGCCATCGTGAATCGAATCGATACACTGCTCAACAAGCAAAGTGTAAACAGCACGACGCCTGTATTCTTTTTGAATCGTGCATCGGTATCATCATCGGTCGACGTGTCGCAGGATGGTCGCGTCGATAATGGCATCGCTCAGATTTACGTTGCC